TCAGGCCGACGCTTTACCTGTGCCCGGCTCTGCAACCGCTGATAGAATATCCGACCTCAGTTGCGCAACTACCAGTTTGATCATGGTTAGCCGCTCCTCTGGATCGGCCGTCGCGGCAATGATCTCGCTGTATTTCCTGGCCACCGTCCGCCCCAAGTCCACCGGCGGGACTGACATGCCCTGGTCTTTGTAGAGACGCTGGACCGCATCGAACACGCGGCCGAACAGCTCGTCATCGATATCGACCGGCGTCGCGGCTCGCGGGCGCTCCGCGCGTTCGCCGCCCGTCGCCAACCAATTCAGGTCCAGCTCGGCGGCTGAGACTAGCGTCAGCAGCGCGAAGAATGGTGGCCGGGCCTTCCCATCCCGCCATTTGGCAATCTGTTCGCCCTTCGTGGCGATCAGCTCGGATGCGCCTTTGAGCCCTCCGACCCGCTTCAGCACGAGCTGAAAGCGCTCGCGCCACTCTGGCGTCCAATGCGCGACCGGGCCTTCTGGTTCGGTATCCGGTTCATCCATTTTTCCAGTGCTCACCGCGCCAAAACTCCACTTTTGCGGTTGCGCGAATCGACAAAAGTGGACATTTTCACATCACAAAAGCGATCACGTTTCGGACCCGAGAAAAGCCGGCCCTGGCAGGGGCCGGCTCATCCGGAGGGCTTCAATGCAGCAAAAGACTTGGGACAGGTTCTCGATCAAGGCCGAGATCCAGCGGCGTGGCGAAACCCTGACTGGACTGGCGATCGACGCCGGCCTGGAGGACTCCGCCTGTCGTATCGCCCTGGTCCGCCGCAACATTCGCGGTGAACAGGTGATCGCCTCGTTTCTCGGCGTCCCGCTCGAAGAGCTGTGGCCCAAACGCTACAAAGTGCCCAAGCGGAAGACTATCGCGGAACGTCGCCGACTCGCCAGTCAAAAGCGGGCTCCCGACGCGGACATCGGGGAAGCCGCATGACCCCCGATCTGTCCATCCCGAACCGCTGCTTTGACATCCCGCTCGTGCGGATCGCCCCGCTTCCGCAGGAAGACGTGGACGCGGGCTTGCTCGGCTGCTGGCAAACCAATCGTCACCTTCCGCTCGACGATCGACGCGCGCTGCTCTCGCGCTACGCGTCGCTTCAAACCGTTCAGTCCGGCTCGCTTGGTGTCGCGTCCGAGGCCGACGAACCGCGCCACCTGCGGCAAGTGGTGGGCAGCGAGGGCTCCTCGCGTTTCCTCCCAGACGACTGCGGCGGACCGGGCCACGAGCCCGCGTCCGCCGCTGTTTTTTGACACCATCAAAGCCGGTTCAAATGACCCTAAAAACCATCCCAACCGCCACAATCGACGCCTCCGGGCGCCTTCGCGAACTTCGGCCCGATTGGGTCGACACGTTCGCCGCCGATCTTGAAGCCGGCGAAGAGTTGCCGCCAATCGAGGTGGTCGAGACGACCACCGGGCATCGCCTCTTGGTCGGTGGGCATCGGCTCGCAGCGCATCTGAAGCTCGGCCGCACCGAGATTGTGGCGGACGTGAAGGATGCCGCCTCCTATCCGGACGACGCCTCCTGCCGGATGCGCGAGATCAAGGAAAACCTCGTCCGCGCCGAGCTGACGGTGCTCGACCGAGCGGTCGCGTTGGCCGAATGGAAGCGCATCTACGAGCTTCAGAACCCACTGCCGAAGCGTGGTCGCCCGACCGCGGATGAATTGTTTGCAGAAACTGCAAAGATTTTTGTCGAGCGGTTCTCGGCGGCTGCCGCCAAGGCGTTGGGTGTGTCGGAACGCTCGATCTACGCCGCGATCGAGATTGCCTCGATCGACGAAGCGGTGCGCCGCGAACTGGCACTGCATCCGATCGCCGACAATCAGGCCGAGCTGCTGGCGCTCGCCCGCGAAAGCACGGCGCGGCAGCGCAAGATCGCGGCGCACCTGCTCGATGCCGAGAGTGGCATCGCCAGCGTCGCCGACGCCGTGGCGGCGATCGACAAGACGCCGCCGCCCGACCGCGCTCCGGCCTGGGAAAAGGTCTCCAACACGTTTTCGAAGCTCAAAGCGGCCGAGCAGTACGCGTTTTTCGACGCGCACGCTGACGCCATCAAGGCCTGGATGCAGAGCAAGAAGGCTTAAGCCATGGCCCCCCGCCGCCGCGACACCTCCACGATCGACCTTTTCCGCGATTTCGAACCGACGCCCGTCGTGCGCCGGTTCGAGCCTGAGGAAATCCAGGCGTGGACGGCTGCGCGGCGGTTGGCGCGGGCGATCTCTGCAGCACTGGAAGGCCATAAACGCGACGAGGTCGCCGCTGCGATGTCGGAGCAGCTCGGCGAGACGATATCGAAGGCGACGCTCGACGCCTACGCCTCGCCGGAGAAGCCGCATGCGATCCCGGCGCACCGTTTGGCGGCGCTTTACACCGCGACCCGCGACGAGCGGCTGTTCAATGCGCTGCTCAACGACCTCGGATTGATCGCTGTGCCGGTGAAGTTCGAGGCGCTGCTCAAGCGTGAGCGCGCCCGCGAGCTGAAAGAGCGCCTTGAGCGCGAAGAACAGGCCGCCGATGCCCAATGGAGGGCGTCGCGATGATAGACTGGTGCACAGCACGCGACATCGCCGCGGCTCGGCTGCCGGGCATGCCTGATACCGAGCGCGGCATCCAGCTTTACGCGCAGCGGCAGGGCTGGAACGAGAGCCTCGCCTATGTCCGGCGCCGGTCCGGCCGCGGTGGTGGTCTCGAATACAACATTTCGCTGCTGCCGCCCTCGGCGCGCGTCGAATTTGAACGTCGGCATCGCGCCGTTCTGGCGCCGCAGCCCGTCGAAGCGCCAACTGCGGCGCAGCCGGCCGAAAACCTCAGTGAGCGCGCCGCCAAGGAGCGTGATGCGCGCCTCGCCATCGTTGCCGCCTTCGCCGCTTTCGGCCGCGGCCAGCGGCTCGGCAATGCATCGCGCTCGAAGATCTTCGTGGACGCCTACAACGGCGGCACGCTGATCATCGACGCCTGGATCCGCGAGATCATTCCGCATCTGTCGCCCCGATCGCTGGCCCGCTGGGTCAAGGCCAAGCGCGAGGGCCGGACTAACAACCTCGCCGTCGATCGTGCCAAGGCCCGCAAGGGTAAAGGTGTGCTCGACATCGCCTGCGACGGAAAAGTCCGCACCTATCTGCTGGCGCTGATCGCTCACAACGAGCACCTATCAGCTTCGACCCTTCACGGACTGCTTCGCGATGAATTCGGCGATGAGCTGGTGTTGCCAGATGGCGCACTGGTCGACGTTCCGCCGATCCGCACGATCCAGCACTACGTCGCGAGGCTCAAAGTCACCGAGCGCGTCGCGCTCACCAAGCTGTCGAACCCGGACCGCTATCGCTCGGCCTACGCGCCAAGCGGCGTCGGCACTTATCGCTGGGTCAAGGAGCCGAACACGCTTTGGATGATCGACGCATCGCCGGTCGACGCGCTGTGCGTCGATGGCCGCCACTCGATCTATGCCTGCATCGATATCGGCACGCGTCGCACCAAGTTCTACGTGTCGCGGACGCCGCGCGCCTCGGCGGTCGCGCTGCTGATGCGCAAGGCAATCATGGCCTGGGGCGTGCCGGAGACCGTCAAGACGGACAACGGTTCCGACTTCGTCGCCAATGACACCAAGCGCCTGTTCGGTTCGCTCGGCATCGCGGTCGAACTCTCCGATCCGTACTCGCCGCAGCAAAAGGGGCACGTCGAGCGCGTCATCAAGACCTTCCAGCACGATTGCGCGACGCTGCTGCCCGGTTTCATCGGCCACAACGTCGCTGATCGGAAGCGGATCGAGGACCGCAAGAGCTTCGCCGAGCGCCTCGGCGAGGACACCGCCGAAACCTTCGGTGTGTCGCTCACCGGTGCGCAGCTCCAGGTCTATGTCGATCAGTGGACCGACACCATCTACGAGCAGCGGACGCACTCGGCGCTGGGCGCCTCGCCGATGCTGGCCGCCGCTGCCTCCCGCTCACCGATCCGCACGGTTGATCCCCACGCGCTCGATCTGCTGCTGATGCCGGTCGCCGGCATCCGCACGGTCACCAAGTTCGGCATCCGGGTCGCTCGCTTCCACTACGTCATCAACGAAGCGTTCCCCGGCGACCGCGTGTTGGTCCGCCAGGACCCGAACGACGCCGGCCGGATCATCGCGTTCGACGCCGATAGCGGCGCTTACGTCGGCGACGGCATCTGCCCGGAGCTGGCCGGCGTCGATCCCGCCGAGCTGCTGCGCGCCAAGAAGGAATTCACCGCCGCACGTCTGGCCGAGCGCACCCGCGATGTGCGTCGCGAGATCAAGAAGCTCACCACCGGTCCGGCGCTGATCGACCGCATGCTCGAGGTCGCACGTCGCGACATGCCGAACGTGATCGCGCTGCCCAAGCGCGAAGAGACGCATTCGACCCCAGCGATTGCTGCTGCGCTCGACGCCATGGTGCCGAAGGAAGCGCCTGCGCCTTCGTCCGACGTGCTCGCGATGCAGGCGAAGCTGATCGCCGACGAAACTGTCGTGCCGCTGCGCTCCGAAGAAACCCCGCATCAACGTTGGCAGCGCGCGCTCGATGTCATCGCTCGCATGCGGGGTGGCGAGCCCGTCAGCGCCGACGAGGCGATGTGGCTGGGCGGCTATCGCGCCGGCCCTGAGTATCAGGCCCGCGCGCTGATGCACGGCGACCCGATGGAAACAGAAAAACCCGCCGCGTCCTGGACCGACGCGACGGGTCTGCAATCACTGTGAAGGAGAACAACATGACCGCAACTAACAACGTCGTCAAGGGTGGGCAAGTTCCTCTGAAGAACGTCGCGTCGTTCATGACGCTGACGCTGCGCCTGCAAAGCCGTGCTCCGCACTTGCCGGGCTTCGGCGTGTTCTACGGCCCGAGTGGCTTCGGCAAGACCGAGGCGAGCATCTACGCGCAGAACAAGACGAACGCGGTGCGGGTCGAGGTCGGCGAGACGTGGTCTCAGAAGAAGTTTCTTCAGGAACTGCTGTTCGAACTGCGCATCCAGCCGAAGGGCACGATCGCAGACCTTGCTGACCTTGCGAAGGGGGCGCTCGGGGACGATCCGCGCCGGCCGCTGATCATCGACGAAGCCGACAAGCTGATCCGCAAGAATGGCCTGCTCGAAATCGTGCGCGAGATCGGCGATGTGGCCGGCTGCCCGGTGATCCTGATCGGCGAAGAGATGCTGCCGGAGAAGCTCGCCGTGCACGAGCGGTTCCACAACCGCGTGCTCGATTGGACCGGTGCCGAACCGTGCGACCAGGACGACGTCGCGGCTCTGGCCGCCGCGCTGTGCCAGGGCGTGACGATCGCGCCTGATCTGCAGGCCGAGATTTGCCGTCAGTCCGATGGCCGCGCGCGGCGCATCTGCACCAACCTCGACGAAGCGATGAAGATCGCCCGCAACAAGGGCATCAAGACCGTCGACCTCGCGGCCTGGGGCGGCACGAAGTACTACACGTCAAAGCCGCCGGGCGCTCGTTATCTGGCCGCCGGCCAGCGCCGGAGCGCCTGATATGCCGGTGCCCTCGACAATCATCACTTTGCCGCTCTCGGTCCCGATCTCGACCGGGCAAGAGGCCATCTGGCAGATCATCCGGGACCTCGACAAGCGCGGGCCTTGGGCGGTCGCGGACATCGACAGCTCCACGGTCAAGTCGGTGATCACCACGATCAGCGAGTACGTCGCGCGGCTGGAGCGCGGCGGGTTCATTGAGGTGGTCGGCACGAAGCCCGTGCCGGGCCGCACCTTGATGAAGGCCAACCTCTACCGGGTGAAGGTCAAGACCAGCGAGGCGCCGCGCGTCCGCCGCGATGGCACTCCGGCGCCGCCGTCTGCCCAGCAGCAGATGTGGCGGGCGATGCGATCGCTGCAGCAGTTCACCTATCGTGATCTGGCCCGCATCGCGACGACCGACGATCTGAAAATCGGCGAAGTAACAGCCAAGACCTACGTGCAGCGCCTGTCGGACGCCGGTTACTTGCAGTTGCTCCAGCCGGCGAAGAATTCAGGCGGCCTCGCGATCTATCGCCTCAACCGGAAAATGAACTCGGGCCCGCTGGCACCGCAGATCCTTCGCACGCACTTCGTGTTCGACCCGAACCGCAAGGTGGTGGTCGGCGATCCGTCCCTTGCTGATAACGCGGAGGCGGTCTGATGGCTGGAGTCGCCAAGCGCGATCCTCTGCAGGTCGCGCAAGAAGCCTGGAAGAGCGATCTTCCGGATTGGGTCGAAGCCCTCGCAAATGAAGCAAGCGCGACATCGGGCGAGGCCGCGGCGGATCGGATCGGCTACTCGGGCGCCGTCGTGTCGAGCGTGCTCGCCAACAAGTACAAAGGCCGGCTCGACAACGTCGAAGCCCGCGTGCGCGGCGCGCTGATGGGCGAGACCGTCAATTGCCCCGTGCTGGGCGACATCACGCGGGATCGCTGCCTCGACGAACAGAAGTGCGGCTTCTCGACCTCGTCATCGGTCCGCGCTCGCATCTACCGCGCCTGCCGGGCCGGTTGCCAGAACTCTCGCATCGGGAGCGCCAAGCCATGACCGGAAGAGCTGCACTTCAGCGCTTCGTCTCTGTGCGGATGATCGTCTATGCGGCTGCTGAAGCTTTCGACGTCGTGGCGCTCAACGTCCAGGCGGCCTGCAGAGGGCTTCGGGAGACACGAGCGAGGTACGCGGCGTGCCTCCTGGCGGAGCAGTTCACACAGCAGAGCCGTCCCCAGATCGGCCACTTAGTCGGCTGCCGCGACCGCGGCGGCGTGCGCCGGGCAATCATCAAGGCATCCCAGCTCTGGGAGACGGACGAAGATTTCCGCGTCCGCTTTGAAGGCGCGAAAAACGCGGTTCTCTCGGTCGCCAAAACCGAGCTGGCGGAACGGCTTCGCGACGTCGACACCACCAAGATTGCAGAGGCGGTCTGCGAGCGACCGAACCGCAACGTGTCGTCCTGGGAGCTGATCGCGCTGGCTTCCCGCGTGTTGTCCCTCGAAGAGCTTGCTGGCGACGCTTTTCAACTACTCGCCGATGTCGACCGGCTTGCCGATCTGCCGCGCGATGCCGCGACCGACGAGCTTCGCGGCGAGATCAGGAGTCGCATCGCCGCCATCACCGAAACGCTCGCCGAACTTGGCTACCGCGATGCGCAACCGCAGCAGGGAGTCCCCAATGTGTGACTGCGAGACCGAGGTCAATCAGCATCTGTCCGCACACAATACCCGTCTCTCGATCGCGTTTTCGCGGGTCGAGAACCGCCTCGTCGGCAGGCTGATCGTCGCGACTGAAAAGATCAACTCGCGCGGCAAGGGCCGGCCGCTCACCGTCACCCCGTCTTACTGCCCGTTCTGTGGCGAGGCGATCGATGCCGGTGCGAACAAGACCATCCCCCTTTCGCAAGGAGAAGCCCATGTCTGAAGCTGTTACCACTCCCGCCACCGTCAGCGACGGCACGATCGACGTCGGCGGCAAGAAGTTCATGCACGACGGCGCTGGCCGGCTGGTGCCGATCGAACACGTGAAGCCGCAGCACCTCCTGGAAGATCAGACGGTGCGCAAGGTCATCGGCTACGCGCAGGAGCTGTCCGATCGGATCAGCCGCTTCCGCGGCCACACCTTCGACGATGTCTCCAGCTTCGCCGAGCTGCTCCCTCCCTGAAGGTGCGAACCGGAGTGTTTCCGCCCTTGACGCCCGACGGCAAGGCGGTGCCGGCGACTGCGGGGTACTGGCTGGAGCACTCGCCGGAGCAGATCGACGCCGTGGTCGAGCTGTGCCGCGCGCTGGTGGCGGCGTATCCGACCATCACCGAGATCGTCACGCACTGGATGATCGCGCCGACCCGCAAGGTCGACACCAATCCGCTGTTTCCGCTCGATGAGGTGCGACGGCGGGTTTGGCCGGCGCGCCTCGTTGCACCGGCGAAGGTCGCGCGCTTCGCCGATCTCGACGACGAGACCCGCGACGCGATTGCCGAGAGCGGTGTGTCGCTGGAGCAGTTGTACGGTGATGAGCTGCAGCCCGGTTCATCGAGCGAGACGAGCGTCCTGCCGCCGAGCCAGCTTCCGCCGCGTCCCGGCTCGGAGTTGAAGCCGGACTGGCCGGTGTCGACCGCCGCCGACGACGGCAACACCGACGGCCTCTACGCCGATCCGTTCCTGAAGGACGAGCCCGCCGATCAGCCCGCGCTGCCGAAACCGCTGGTCGAGTTCGTGCAGCAGCGGCTGCGCGCGGCCGGCTACTACGAGGTCGGCAACATCGACGGCGATTTCGCCGGCCGCACCGAAGACGCGCTGGTGACCTTCAAGCGCCACAACGGCCTGCCGGCGACGACGGATGTCGACGACGCCACGTTGCGGGCATTGGCCGATGCGAGCCCGCGCGAAGTGAGCGATGCCCGCGCCCGCGCCACGCCGAAGGATCTGCGCGACACTGTGCCGGCTGTGCGGCAGGTCGGCCGGTCGAAGCTGCTGGCGTGGCTGCTCGGCTTGCCCTCGGCTGCGCTCGCTGTGCTGCAGGGCATCGCCTCCAACGTTTCCAGCGTGATGAGCCAGCTCGCGCCGATCATGGGTTGGCTCCAGGCCGTACCCGGATGGGTGTGGGCGCTGCTGATCGTCGGCATCGCCGTGGGCATCTGGTGGTCCGCGCGCAAGGCCGAGGCCGACACGGTCGACGCCTATCGCGCCGGCCGGCTGACCTAACGGGAGGCCGCGATGGATGTGATTCCTCTGATCACGGCGTTCGTCGGGATCATCATTGCGGTGATCACGGCGATCATCCTCGCCATCCGGGTCCGCTGGGTGCGCGACACCTACGGGCCGGACTTCGGCATCGTCGACAAGGTCGATGCGGTGATGACACCCGAGCTGTGGGTGGCTGCGGCGATCGCCATCGTGCTGATCCTGATCGGAGCCGGGACGCCGTGATCTCGCTCGCAGCCCTCGCAGGATTCGCCGCGCGGCCGATCGGTAAGGCCGCGCTGATTGCTTTGGGCGTCGCCGCCCTGGTGGCGATCGGTGGCCTCGGTGCGTGGCGCGCCGCCGCCACGATCAGCACCATGGTCGACGAAGCCGCCGCCACTGCCAAAGCGGAGCGCGACGCACATTGGCGCGCCGAGATCGCGGAGGCCAACGTCAAGGTCGCGCGCGCCGAAGCCGAACAGGCTCGCGCCGCGATGGCTGCGGAAACCAGCATCAAGGCCGCCGAAAAGGGCCGTGAAGACGCGTTGAAAGACCTGGAGAAACAGAATGCGGCTCTTAGTGGTGGCGATCGTCGGTGCCTCGGCCGCGCTCGTGTCCGGCTGCTCAACAAAACCCGCTGACGAGCCGACCGTGCTGCTGTCGATGACTCGGCCGACTGTGCCCGAAACCGCGAAGCAGAAATGCGACGACCCGGTGCCGCTGCCCGATCGCGATCTCACCGAGGGCGAGACCGCGAGCGCCTGGGGCCGCGACCGATCGGCGCTGAGGACATGCGAAGGCCGCCGCGCCGCGGCCGTCGAGGCGATCGAGCCGCAGCAGTGACCGATCAGCTCGACGAGGCGCAGGCGCTGGAAGAGCGCGAGCGCGACGACTGCATTGCCCGCGCGGCCGGGCTGATCAAAGGCCACGGCGCCACGCATTGCGCGGCGTGCGGCGAGCCGATCGACGAAGCCCGCCGCAAGGCGATGCCCTCGGCGATCAGGTGCATCGAATGTCAGGATAGTCGCGAGCGGTGGAGCCGCTCGCACAGGGGGCGGTAATGGGAATGAGCTGGGCGGAGGCGGTTTCGCTGGCGAAGGACATCTGGTGGGTTTTGTCGGTGCCGGTCGCGGCGATCGGCCTCGCCGGGATGTACTACCTGCGCGGTCAGTTCCCGACAAAGTCCACGTTCGACGCCAAGATCGAGGCGGTCACCGCCTCGATCGGCGATCTGTCGAAGAAGATCGACGACAACGAGAAGAAGACCGTCGAGCGCCTCGGCAAGAGCGAGCGCGAGATGTCCGAGCGGATGGTGAAGCTCGAAGGCGACGTGCAGCAGCTTCCCGGACGGCCTGAGCTCGAAAACCTCTCCGACCGGATCAGCCGTGTCGAGGTGCAGGTCGCCGCATCCGTCGAGACCATTAAGGGCGTCGATAAGACCACGTCGAAGATCGACCACACGCTGGGGATGATCCTCGACCACATGCTCGACGCTGCCAAGGAGAAGTAGTCGTGACCGAATCCCTTGCAGAGACCTTCGCCAAGGATCGCCGCCTCGTGATCCTGCGGCTGTTGTCCGAACAGGACAATTACTCGCTGTCCGCGCCGCTGATCACCTCGGCTGCCACACAGCTCCGCCACCGCGTCTATCCCGACATCGTCGAGGCGGACATCTTGCTGCTGGATCAGCACGGCCTGGTCAAGCGGGAGGAGCTGGAGGTCGGCGGCAAGAAGCTGACCATCGCGACGCTCACCAAGCTCGGCCGCGATGTCGCTTGCGGTCGCCCGCATCCGATGGTGGCCCGGCCGAGCCCGAAGGACTGAGCCATGGCGAACCGGCCATCGTCGATCGACCGGCTGCCGCAGGAAGTGCGCGATTGGATCGGGCGCCTGCGCGATCAGGGCTGCACGATCGACGAGATCATCACCAAGCTGCGCGAGCTGGACAAGGACGCGGTGCCGTCCAGGTCGGCGCTCGGTCGGCATCTGAAGAAAGCCGAGGAAGTCGCCGAGCGCATCCGCAAGTCGCGGGCCGTGGCGGACGTCATCGTGCGCCGGCTGGGCGAAAGCGATCCGGACAAGACCACCCGGATGAACATCGAACTGATGCACAACATCCTGTTCGAGCTGGCGACCCAGACCGAGGGCGAAGACGGCGAGCCTGTTACCTTCGATCCGATGCAGGTGATGCTGCTGGCGAAGGCGCTGGATCATCTCGGCAAGGCCAGCAAGGATGACGTCGCCCGCACCGTGGCGATCGAAGAGCGTGCGGCGAAAAAGGCGAAGGCGGAGGCGCTGAAGCAAGCCGAGGAAACGATCAAGAGCGTCGTCAAGGAAGGCGGTCTCTCGAATGAAGTGATCTCGCAGCTTCGCCGCGACTTCCTGGGCGTCCGACAGAAGCCGGAGGAGCCGCGCGATGGAGCGACCTGACGAGGTCGCCGGCCCGCCGGTTCTGACCCGCGACCCCAGCGCGCCGCTGCCGAACGACCTGCCGAGCGAAATCCCGGAGGATCTCGATCCGCTCGCCGAAGGCGTGCTGATGAAGCACCAGGCCGACTGGATCGGAGACGAGTCCGACCTGAAGCTCGGCGTCAAAGGGCGACGCACCGGCATCACCTTTGCCGAAGCGCTGGACCACACGCTGATCGCCGCAGCCAAGCGCTCGGCGGGCGGGCAGAACTGCTTCTACATCGGCGACACCAAGGACAAAGGCCGCGAGTTCATCGGCTACGTCGCGCACTTCGCCAAGATCGTGGCGGGCGAACTCGTCTCCGTCGAGGAGTTCCTGTTCGAGGATCAGAAGGAAGACGGCACGACGAGCATGATCTCGGCGTTCCGCATCCGCTTCGCGTCCGGCCATCGCGTCGAGGCGCTGTCGAGCCGGCCGGAGAATATCCGCGGCTTGCAGGGTGTGGTCTGCATCGACGAGGCGGCGTTCCATGCCGACGTCCGCGCCGTGCTCGACGCCGTCAACGCGCTGCTGATCTGGGGTGGCAAGATCCGCGTGATCAGCACCCACAACGGCGTGCTCAATGCCTTCAACGATCTGGTCCGCGAAGCGCGCGCCGGCAAGACGCCATTCAGCGTGCACGACATCCCGTTCGGCGATGCGGTGAAGAACGGACTGTTCAAGCGCGTTTGCCTTATGCGAGGCGACACCTGGACGCCCGAGGCCGAGGCCGCCTGGGAGGCGAAGATCCGCGCCGCCTATGGGCCGCGCACCGCCGCGATGAAACAGGAGCTGGACGCGATCCCGGCGGAGTCGGAAGGCGCCGCGCTGACGCGGGTGCAGATCGAAGCCTGCATGCGGCAGGGCATCCCGATCGTCCGCTGGACCTGCGAGGATGAGTTGAAGAACGCGCCGGAGGATGTCCGCAAGCGGACCGCCCTCGACTTCTGCGAGCGCGAGCTGCAACCGATCCTGGACAAGCTCGACCGGCGCCGGCAGCACGTCTTCGGCGAGGACTTCGCGCGCACCGGAGACCTCACGGCGATCATTCCGCTGGAGATCGGTACCGACCTCGTTAGGCGCGCGGTGTTCGTGCTCGAGCTGCGCAACGCTCCCTTCGACGTGCAGCGCATTGTGCTGTTCTATGTGGTGGAGCGGCTGCCGCGGATGTCGGGCGGCATGCTCGACGCCACCGGCAACGGCGCCTATCTGGCGGAGGCCACCGCGCAGAAATTTGGCGCGATGATCGTCGAGGTGAAGCTGTCGGTCGAGTGGTACAAGCTCAACATGCCGGCCTATGTCGAGGCCTTCAACGACGGCACCATCGTCCTTCCGGCCGACGAAGACGTGCTGCGCGATCACCAGGGCCTGCAATATGTCGGCACCATCATCAAGGTGCCCGACGATCACTCAAGCAAGGGCGCGGACGGTTTCAACCGCCACGGCGACACGGCGATCGCCGGCGCCCTCGGCTTCGCGGCCTCCCGCGCCAACCTGCCTGAATACGCCTATCAGGCGGCGACGGCCGAGGCCGCGGCCGGCGGCTCTCAACTGTTCGAAACCAATTCCGGAGGGCGTGCGCTGTGGTGAGCATTCTGGGGCCTGACGGCAATCCGGTCGACACTTCGATGCTGTCGAAGGAAGTCGCCACGCCGACCACGATCGGCGTGCGCGCTGTTCACCATGAACGCGTCGCCACCGGGCTGACGCCGGAGCGTCTGGCCTATGTGCTCCATCAGGCGGCGCTGGGCTCCGCGCGCGATTACCTGACGCTCGCCGAGGAAATGGAGGAGCGCTATCTGCACTACGCGAGCCAAGTACAGACCCGCCGGCTGGCGATCGAAGGCGTCGCGCCAAGCGTGAAGGCGCCGAAGGGAGTGCCGACCAAGATCGTCGACTTCGTGCACGAGCTGGTCAACGCGCCCGACTTTCAGGAAGCCACCGGGCTCATGACGGACGGCATCGCCAAAGGCTACGCGGTGATCGAGCCGGTCTGGGAGTATGAACGCAAGGCGCTGCGGCCGGTCGCCTACAAATGGCGCGATCAGCGGTTCTTCCAGTTTGACCCGGTCTCGCAGACTGAGCTGCGCCTGGCTGTCGACGGCAGCCCGGAAGGCGAGCCGCTCGCCAAGCCGACCTTCATCGTGCATGCGCCGCGGTCGAAGGCCGGCATTCCGATTCGCCGCGGTTTCGCGCGCGCTGCGGCGTGGGCTTTCATGCTGCAGTCGTTCGCACTGAAGGACTGGAGCGCGTTCGCGGAGATCTACGGCATCCCGCTGCGGCTCGGCCGCTACCATCCTGGCGCCAGCGAGGGCGACAAGAAGGCGCTGCTGCAGGCGGTGCGCTCGATCGCCTCCGACGCAGCGGCGATCATTCCGACTGGCATGGAGCTGGAGTTCATCGAGACCAAGGGGCAGCGCGGCGAAGCGGTGTACGGGTCGTTGCTCGATTATCTCGACAAGGGCGTCTCGAAGCTCGTGGTCGGCCAGACCATGACGGCCGACAACGGCGCGTCGATGGCGCAGGCCAAGGTGCATAACGAGGTCCGGCTCGACATCCAGCGTGCGGACGGCCGCCAGCTCGGAAACACCGTCAACCGCCAACATATCGTTTGGGCGGTCGCGATGAATTTCGGCCCGCAGGATGTCTATCCGACAGCGGAATATCCGGTCGCAGAACCCGAGGACACGAAGGCGCTGGCGGACGGTGTTGCCAAGCTGGTGCCGTTCGGCTTCCGCGTGTCCCAGGCGGAGATGCGCAGCAAGTTCGGGCTCAGCGAGCCCGGTGAAGCCGACGAGCTGCTAACTCCTCGGCAGGTCGCGCCCCAGCACGAGATCGTCGCGGCGAACGATCCGAAGAAAGCCGCGCGGCTATCGGCCGGTGATTGCCGATGCCCGTCTTGCGGCGGCACGCGCACCGCTTCGCTCGCGGCCGAGCCGATCGCCGAGGCGGACGAACTGGACGAGCTCGTCGCCGACGCGATGGCCGATTGGGAGGTCCTGGTCGATCCGCTCCTGGCGCCTCTGCGCCAGGCGGTGGCGCGGGCATCGAGCTTCGACGAGCTGCTGGCGATGATGCCGGAGCTGGCCGCCGAGGTCGACGGGAGCAAGCTGGCCGAGGCGCTGGCGCTGCTCACCACCAAGGCCCGCGGCCTCGGCGACGTGAAGGACTAGCTATGCGGCTCACGAGGCGGCAGACGTTGGCGATGCTCGCGCAGCTCGCCGCCGTGAAGCGCGGCTTTCAGACGCCGCCCGAGATCCTCGACTACTTCCGCGACAAGAACCTCAAGCCGGGCTTTTCCTGGCTCGACGTGTGGGGCGAAGAGCACGCGCACGCCTTCACGGTCGCAGGCGTCACCGAGACCCGCGTGCTGTCGGAATTCAAGGAAGCGATCGACAAGGCGCTGACCGCCGGCACCGGTTTCGAGGCTTTTAAAGCCGACATGCAGGCCCGTTTAACGCCGCGTGGATGGTGGGGACCGAAGGTGGTTTCCGACCCGACCGGCAAGTGGAAAGACAAGACGGTCGATTTCTCCAAGCCCGGCCGGCTGGAGACCACGTTCTGGTCCAACGTCCGCACCGCGCGCGCCGCCGGCCAGTGGAATCGCATTCAGCGCACGAAGGAGTCGCGGCCCTATCTGGTTTACGTCCGTTCGATCGCCGAGCGGAAGCGGCCCGAACATCTCGCCTGGGTCGGCACCATCAAGCCGGTCGACGATTCCTGGTGGCGCACGCACTATCCGCCGAACGGCTGGGGCTGCAAATGCAGCGTGCAGCAGCTCGACCAGGAAGATCGCGACGCCTATCTGGCGCAGGACGGCTATTCGGAAGACGCGCCGGACTTCGGCGAGGTCGACTACGTCAATCGGCGCACCGGCGAAGTGACCAAGGTGCCGCGCGGCATCGATCCCGGTTGGCAAACCAATCCCGGTCTTGCCCGGGCGCAGACACTGGTGACGCAGCTCACCGAGACGCTGGCCGAGGCCGGCGGCCTCCGCGCGAAGCCGACCATCGCCAAGCTGTGGCAAGGCAACTGGCCGAAGGCGATGGCGAAGCTCGACGAGACCGTGCAGCTTCCGGTCGCGGCGTCGCCGCGCGTCGCCGAGGCCCTGGGCGTCGATACCGAGATCGTCACCGTGGCCAATGATCTGGTCGCGGCCGACATCGCCGCCGGCAAGGTCGCGGACGCGGGCCGCTACGCGATCGTGCAACGGATCATCGACGCCGGCCGGCTGATCTCCGGCGCCCGCAATGGGCTCTCTCGAGTCCGCGCGCTGATCGACGGCAAGAGCTGGACGCTCACCTTGCGGAAAGGTGACGATGGCGCGGTCGCCGTCGAAAAACTCACAAGCCGCTAGGAAGCCCGCACATGCGTTTTCGCGGAGAGCACCCGCGTTCGGGCGTGGTCCCGGAAAAAACTCACCAGATCGTTAGATAACCGCTTTAACGCGGCTGCTATCTGGAAATGGTCGGGGGATTGTGCGGCTGCGGGCCGGATCGGCCCTGAAGTGGGGTAGCTGACACCTGTCAGCGGCCCGAGTGGCCGGGGTGCACGGCTAGACATGCACCCATGACGCACCGCTCCGCAAGCCCCCAGATCGAACAGCCCGGCATCGCCTTCGGTGTTGCGACGCTCAGTGCCGATGCGCTCGCCACCGATGGCGAGTGGCCGCGCTGGGTGCAGGTGACGCCGCGCGGCGAAGTGGTTGTGCGTGATGGTCGCCGTTTCATCTTCGAGCCGGAACGGCTTGTTGCTCGCTTTGCCGCGGATGGCATCGAAGTCCCGTCCGATATCGATCATTCGATCTCACTGAAGGCGAAGCGCGGCGAACAAGCCGATGCGGTCGGCTGGATCAAGAAGCTCGAAGCGCGCGCGGACGGCACCTGGGCATTCATCGACATGCTGGCTGCCGGCAAGGCGGCGCTCGCCGCGAAGACGCACCGCTACGTCTCACCGACGTTTTCGTACACCGAAGCCGGTCTAGCGACTTGGCTGCACTCGATTGCGCTCGTTGCCGCCCCCGCGCTGGCGATGCCGGCAATCGCCTCTGCCTCTCTCTCACCCCCCCAGGAGCATTCCATGCCGAACAAGATCGCGACGGCGCTCGGCCTCGCGGAAACCGCTGACGAGGCCGCGTGCCTTTCGGCGATCACCACGCTGACGGCCGGAACGGTCGCCAAGGCGGTGCATGACCAGGCGCTGGCGAACCTTTCCGCCGCCACCACCCGCGTCGCCGAGCTGGAAGCTCAGATTGCCACCCGCGATAAGGCCGATCACGAGGCGAAGGTCGCGGCGCTACTCGATGCCGCGCTGACGGCCAAGAAGATCGTGCCGGCACAGCGCGACAAGTACGCGTCCCTCTGCGCCACCCCCGCCGGGCTGGCGGAGGTGCAGGCGCTGCTCGATGTCACGCCGGCGGCACTGCAGAGCTCCGGCCTCGATGAGCGCGCTGCCGACACCGGCGATGTCGCGCAGCCTGTCGATGTGCTCGCGAAGGCGCATGCCGAGATCGAGAAGGCTCAGAAGGTCGGCATCGTTCTTTCGCTTCCCGATGCCGTCGTCATGGTCAACCAAGGGATCGCCTGATGTCTGCTGAACTGATCAAGAGCTTCGTCGCCGATGCTGCGATCCGCGGCTATCGCATCTGTGCCTTCCACGCTTCCAAGCAGGCCGCGATCGAAGGCGCTTCGAACACCGCCGCGCTGATCGGCGTCTCGACCTCGACGGGCGCCAAGGCGGCCGGCGTCGTCGATATCATCCAGTCCGGTCTCGGCGAGGTCACGCTCGGCGGCAACGTCGGTCGCGGCGCGTTGGTCACCTCCGATGATCAGGGGCGCGCGGTGGTGGTGCCCGCCCCGGCGGTCGCGGCCAAGACGGTCCGCACCATCGGTCAGGTTCAAGCGAGCGGTGTCGAAGGCGACATCGTGCCGATCGTCCTGGCTCCTGGCGCGGTCTACGTGCCGGCGTCGAGTTAGTCGCAATCCGGCGGGGAAGAGCAGCCCGGTCGCTCGCCTGGCTCATAACCAGGAGGTCAGCGGTTCAAATCCGCTCCCCGCAACCAAACTGGCCCGCGCCGCGGGTGTCGCACAGCAAACCGAGGTACTTCACCCATGGCCGTCACTCGTCCATTTCCCGTCAATCCCGCGCTGACCGCGATCGCGATCGGCTACAGCAACCCGGCGAACACCCTGATCGCCGACCAAGTGTTGCCACGCGTCCCGGTCGGCTCCGAATCGTTCAAGTGGCAGGAATATTCGCTGTCCGACGGCTTCAGCGTTCCGGACGCGCTGGTCGGTCGCAAGGGCCGGCCGAACAAGATCGAGGTCGGTGCGTCCGAGAAGGACGACTCCACCAACGACTATGGCTTCGACGGTGAGACGCCGATCGGTGACATCAACGAGGCGCGGCGTCAGCGGGAAGCCGGACTGTCGAACTACGATCCGCGGGCGCGGCTGGCGGCTGTGCTGACCAACAAGTTGCTGCTGGCTCGCGAGATCCGCGTGGCTGGATTGGTGCACAATTCCGCATCCTACGCCCCTGGCCGGAAGGTCGTTCTTTCTGGGACGTCGCAGTTCTCGGACTACACCAATTCCGATCCGATCGAGGTGCTCAAGGCCGCGATCGACGGCACGCTGATCTTCCGAGCCAACACCTTGGTGATGGGTCAGTCGGTGTGGTCGAAGCTGTCCAGTCATCCCGTTCTGGTGAACGCGATCCGCGGCAACCTGACGAACAAGGGCATCATCACCCGCGAGGAGCTGGCTCGGCTGCTCGAAATCAAGGAGGTGCTGGTCGGTGCCTCCTATCTCGACAGCGCCAAGAAGGGGCAAGACCCTTCGCTCGCGCGCGTCTGGGGTAACCACATCTCGGCGCTCTATCTCGATCCTGCGGCGACCAACACTGACGGCGTCACCTTCGGGTTCACCGCGCAGGTCGGCACCCGCATCGCGGGCTCGATCGCCGATCCGGATATCGGCCTCGAAGGCGGCGAGCGCACCCGCGTCGGCGAGAAGGTCAAGGAGCTGATCATCGCCAAAGAGGTCGGCTACTTCATCGAAAACGCGGTCGCGTAAAGGGAGGTTGGCATGGCGAACGAAGCCGACCAGGCGAAGGCCGACAAGGTCAAGGGCAAGGCGGAACCAACCCGCAAGACTGAAGCTGAAGCCAAGGCTGACAAGGCAGCAGCGCGAGCGGCGAAGAGCGAGCTGCAGGTTCACGTTGTCACCCGCAATGTTCTGCACGACGGCGATCTGGTGAGTGCCGGTGAAGATATCGCCGTCACTCGTGCGCAACACGCCCAGCTCTTCGCTGTCGGCGCCGTCGAGGGCCCCTGGCTCGACTGAGTTCGTGCGCGCAGGCCGTCACGCGCGCACCATCCCGCGGACACCGTCCGCCTCGCCGGGGGCGTAAGCGCCCCCGGCAACACCCCTCAATCAACAGCGGTGATGCAGATGGGCGGCCCGGCAGAGTTCGAGTTCAACGAGTCCCTCTACCAGTGCGGCAAGGGCGCGTGCGCCGACGGCAATAGCATCCGCTACGCGCTGGAGACCATGTCCGCCATGAAAGGCCCCAAGGCCTACGTCGACATCGCCAGCTTCGCGATCGGTTTCGCCGATGGCCTGCTGGAACAGGTCCGTGAGCTGGCGGCTGCTCGCAAGCCGGTCACCCGCGCCGAGCTGCACAGCGTCGGCGCCGTGCTGATGCCGATGCGGACCAACCAATCGGAGGCGCAGTAATGAACACCGTCAATTCCGAGAGCGACGCCCGCACCGCCAACAACACGGTGCGTCATCAGTACCGCGTCCTGGACGACAGCGAAAAGGCCGCGATGTTGAAGGTGAAGGACGACGGCGCCGAGCTGATCGCCTACCTCGATCGGCTCGGGCAGAGCCGCGAACTGTCGATCGCCAAGACCAAGATCGAAGAGGCGGTGATGTGGGCCGTCAAGCACATTACGACCTAGCCGATGACCACCTTCGCCGCCCTTGCTGACGTTCTGGCGCGCTATCCCGCCGAGGCGACTGTGCTCGCGGCGGATGAGACCACGCGCGAGCGGGACGACAGCCGGATCGAAGCGTCGCTGACCGACGCGACCGCCGAAGTGCGGGCGATCCTGGCGGCGCGCTACACCCGCGACGAGCTGGAGCGGATCGACGACGACAGCCGCGGCATCCTGCGCATCTACACCATCGACATCGCGCTCTATCGGGTGGCGCTGTCGTTCGGTCGCTCCAGCGAGCGCGTCAAGGAACGCTACGACGTCGCCATCGCGCGGCTCAATGCGATCGGCAAAGGCACGGCTGCGCTCACCTTCGACGGGCCCGGCGGCGGCGGCACCGGCTCTGCCGGCGGCCAGCCGCCCGGCAGCGTCTCGCCGAACGAGGCCATCGTCGTCGCCAATGAGCGGGTGTTGACCCGCGACCGGCTGCGGGGGTGGTGATGGCCGCGGGCGTCCTGATCGAAGTCGACATCACCGATCTGACCTCGGCGCTGGCGCGGCTGGGCGGGCTCGACAACGTCGACACCGAGCCGCTGATGTCCGACATCGGCGCGCGGCTGGAATTCTCGACACGCGAGCGAATCCTCTCGACCAAGACCGCGCCGGACGGCACGCCGTGGGCACCGAACCTCGCCGGCACCTCGACCCTGATGCAGAGCGGTCAGCATCTGCTGGGCTCGATCGCCTGGACGGCGTCGGCGACCGAGACCGAAGTCGGTGCGTCCTGGGAGTTCGCGCACGTTCACCAGAATGGCGCGGTGATCAACGCCAAGAACGCGAAGTTTCTGTCGTTCGTGGTCGGTGGCCGGCACGTCAGCAAGAAAAGCGTCACCATCCCGGCGAGGCCGTTCGTCGGCATCTCGGCCGAGGACGAAGCGAAGATTGACCGGCTTGCCATCAAGTTCGTCGAGGGCAAGCTCGGAGGTGGCCAATGATCGAACCCGCCACCATCGCGCAGCGGCTGGAGCGTGCCGCCCTGGTGATCTTTCTCAACGCCGTCGAAGCGCGTTTAAAGGTGCTTTTTCCAGATGTGACGGTGCGGCAGCATCCCGGCCGCATCGACGTCTCAGACATCATCGAAAAGGACATCTTCAATCCGCCAATGCTGGCGGTCGCTGCCGTACGTTGGAAGTTCGAGGGGGATCTCGACGGTTCCTGGAACCTCGACGTCGAGCCCGCCGTGTATGTCATCACGGCAGAGACAGTGGTGGGCACCAAGGCGGTCCCCCGGCAGCAGGTTGCGTACGCGCTGTCACTAGGCGTGCTGCAGATCCTCGGCGATATCGACGGACACCGTTGGGGCCTCCAGTGCGGGATCAGCTCGCCACAGAAGGTCGAGGCCCGGCCGCTGTTCACGAGCCAGACGTACGCCAAGGGCGCAGCCTACTACGTCGTCACCTGGGCACAGGAGCTCTACACCCTCGGCGCCAGCCCGCTCGACCGGCCGGAGATCAGCGAGCCGCAGATCTCCGACTCCAACGGCGAGCCGGTCGACGACAGCGATGGGGCGCCGGTATGACCACCATTGATCCGGACGTCGCCCAGTTCCGCCGTTATCTCCGCGGCCTCGAAAAGCAGATCGTCGAGGTCGACCAGCGCGTCGCGCGCGTGCTGATGCACGGCAAGGTGATCAAGGGCGGCGTCCGCAAGCAAGGCGACGACTGGCAGGTGCGGCTCGAACTCGGCCGCGACGCTGACGACAAGCCGGTGGAATCGCCCTGGGTCGCTGTTCAGCCGGTCGCGGCCGGCGCCATCAAGATCAAGGTCAAACCGGCGGAGGGGGAGCGCTTCACGCTGCTGTCACCCTCCGGAGTGATCGGCACCGGGTCCTGGGCGACACGTGCTCCGTTCGACGACGATCATCCTGCGCCGAAGGGCGATGAGGATCTCGTGCTCGAACGCGGCAACGCCAAGCTCACGATCGAGGACGGCCGGATCTGCATGAAGGTCGGCAGCAACGAGATCGAGCTGAAGGCGGACGCCGTGAACTTTGTGATCGAGGGCGGAGATGGCTTCCTCGTCTCGAAGGGCTCGAAGTTCTGGCACCTCGGCGTCGAAGAAAAGGACCAGAAGGCGACGCCGAAGTCCTCGACCGAAGACGGTCCGGCGAAGTGGGTCAAAGCAAAGGCAGGGTGACCATGGCAGACGAAACGAAGAGCTATCGCATCACCGCAGCGCGGCCGATCGGCGGGCGCATGCGCAAGCCCGGCGAGACTGTCGCGCTGACGGATCGCGAGTATCAGTCCGAAGTCGGCTGGGGCGGCCTGGAGCTGATCGAGGCCGAACCGGCGGCTTCGAAAAGCGATCCCGAGGTTGAGCAGCGGCTCGCCGCGATCGACAATCCGGATCAGTCCGAAACGACCGAACCGCCGGCCGCCAAGAAGGGCCGTCGCTGATCCATGGCGGAGCGCACCACCAGGACCGGCATCGACGCGCGCACGGGCCGCATTCTCCGCGGCCGGGCGCACGCCGAGCAGAGCGTGTTTTGCATCCTTGCCACACGCAAGCTGACCCGCGTGATGCGCCTCGATTTCGGCTCTGATCTCCGAGCGCTGCGCGGAGAGAACCTCACCGCCGTGAACGTGCTTCGTGCCTACGCCGAGATCGTCACGGCCGTGCATGAACAGGAGCCGGCGGTGCGTTTCATGACGATCCAGCCCGAGTTGGTCGATGGCCGCAACGGCGCAATCGCGTTCATCATTGCCTACGTGTTCTATCCCTACGGTCACCTCGGTGATTACTCCGTGGTGGAAGACGCTGATCTGCGGGTGCCGGTGACGGTGCTGGCGCGGGGATCGGGAGCGGTGTCATGAGTGCGTCGCCGCTCGAACTCGCAAAGTATCGCCTGCCGCTCCCTGTCGTCGTACGCGAGTTGGATTTCGAGACGCGTCTCGCCGATCGGCGGGCTCAGTTCGGCGAGCTGTGGGAGTTGCTTCGGGCGAAGTATCCCGACCTGCCGCCGATCGACGTGCTGCTGCTGGAAACCGACCCGTCTTCAATCCTTCTCGAAGCAGCGGCGTTCGCCGACACCCTGTTCACTGCAGAACTCAACGATGCAGCCCGCGTTGTACGGCTCGTATCTTTCGCGCGCGGAAAAGACCTCGAATTGCATGCTGCGGAGGTCGATCTGCAGCGTCGTCAAGACGAACTGGATCCTGAGTTGGAAGCGCGCGTGATCACGCGCCGCCGAGGTTCCTCCGCAGCAGGGCCGGACGACTGGTACCTTTGGCACGCGCAAGCTGCCGCACCCGATGTTGCCGAGGTCAACGTGGCTGAAGGCGGAGGATGGGTTGATGTCGCGGTGCGCTCGAAGCTCGGCAACGGCGTTCCCGACGAAGCGCTGCTCGCAAAGGTGCGCGCGGTACTGACTGCGCGCTCTGTTCGGCCGCGCTGCATCCGCGTGACAGTGTCTCCAGCGGTGCCAAAGCTGCTGACGGTCAAGGCGCGCGTGACGCTGGACGATGATGCGATTGATCCGGTGTTCGAGACGTTACGCGATGGCTTTGCCGAGACCTACGCCAAGCATGTGCGGCTCGGCCGCGACATCACCCGATCATGGATCATCGCTCAGCTGTCCCCGCCGGGCGTCAAATCTGTCGAGCTCGAGGAGCCGGCCGCGGACATCATTGTCGCGCCTCACGAGATCGCGCCGCTGGGTGAGTGTGAGATCCTCCAGGTGGGGCGAGGCTGGTGATGACGGACACCGTCGCAACGGCCCTGCCTTCGAACGCATCGCCCTTTCTTCGCGCAATGGCGGAGGTGCTCGATGCGCGCGCGCCGCTGTCCGACCAAGTGCCGCGCTTGGGCGAAATCGGGACTGTCGACTTTCCGGATGATTGGCTGCCGTGGCTGGTGATCCACCACGGACTGGACCGCATCGCCCCCTATGTCGGCGACTTGCTGAAGACGATTCTTGAAGGTCGCTCCTGGCAGCGTGTCCGCGGCACGCCGGCGGCGACTGAGGGCTTCGTCCTCGACTGGCTGGGACTTGTTGGCCTCGACGTCCCCGACGGCTGCGGCGGCGCCGGGCCGATCGAGGAGGAGCGGATCGAGGACGTCAAATGGTGGCTGTACCAGATCGCGCTCGCCGAGGCGCCCGAGACGCTTCCGGTCGTCAAGCGGCTGATCGGCGCCGATGATCTGTCGCGCAACGCCGGGACGGTCTGCGGCCGCATTTACGGCGGCTACGACGTCCGCGCGCTGCGCTTGGACGGCGGCCGGCTTGACGACGCGATGCTCGACAACTGGTCGGGCGTTGTGCTGCCCGAGATCGGATCGCCGCGGCTGTCCTTCGGCCGCTTCGACGGCTGCCTGATCGACGCTGCGATCGCCGACCCGATTGCGTCGGCCTTCACGGATACGGCCATCCTCTGCCGCTTCGATGGCGGGTTCGTTCTGGACCGCTCGCGCCTGGACGACGAAGTCCTCGACCTGTCGTTCGCGACTGTCGAGCCTGGGTTCATCGCCGACACGTCAACACAAGTCACTGCCGCCGGGGCGGCGCCTTGGCCGCGATCGGCGTGGCCGGGCGTGCCGTGGTCACAACTCGATTACTTCGTTTATGGGGGAGCCGACTAAATGGCTACGATGGTCACGAGCGGTAAAGCGGCCTTGGCCGTAGCGCTCAAATCCCGCGACATTCACTTTGCCTGGGGGCGGGGTGAGACGTGGTGGAACGCGGATATCGACATCACCGCAGCTTTCGCGGGGACGCCGCAAGCGATCGTGCTGCCGCACGCGCCGGTGGCGGAGGTCGTCGTCTCGCCGGCGGCCGGCGGCGAGCCCTTCGTCGAGAACGACGATTTCGTGTGGGATGCCGCCTCGGGGCGGATCACGCGAGTGATCACCGGCGCCATCCCCAGCGGCGCGACGGTGAAGATCGCCGGCAAGTACGGGCGGCCCGATCCGGCGTCGAGCCTGACCGCGCTGATCGATGAAGTCGGCCGGCGGGTCGCGAGCACCGTTATAACCGTCGTGCCCGATCCCGACGGCCCGCTGAGCACATCGGACGGCAACTACTGGACGGCGTCGGCCACGCCGACGCGGTTCCTGTACCTCTCGGTGCTGTTCGATTTCGCCGAGGCGGCTGATCAGGTCATCCGCGAGGTCGGTGTCTTCGTCGACACCGTGCGCAAGGCTGGCATCCCGACCGCGCAGCCGCATCTTCTGCCGGCGGAGATCCAATCACCCGGGCTGCAGCTGATCGCCCATCGCCGGAAGCCTCTGATCCGCGATCCGGTGACGCGGCAGGGCTTTTCTTTCGTCATCGCTTTGTAAGGGCAGGCAATGAGCACCGATCCGCGAAACAACCTCACGGCCTACATCAACCCCTTCGATGCGACGAAGGGTGTGCAGGCGCTCGCGTTCCATTACGATCGCTTCCTCGGCTCGCACGAACTGAACGTGCTGCAAGACATCGAACGCGAACGCCTTCGGCGCATCGCCAACGTGATCTTGAAGGACGGCTCGCTCGTCGCCGGCGGCGCGATCGTCCTGGGCACGCCGGCGGATGGTCACGTCGAAGTGCGGCTTGAGGCCGCTTCGGTCTACATCCGCGGCGCTGTGCACGACGTCGCGGCGCGGACGCTGCTGATCCCCGCCGTGGGGACGGTGGTCGTCGGCATCCGCCTGCGGACCTTCACCGTCAGCTATCCGGACGACGCGACCTTGCAGGGCCTGGCGCCAGCCACCCGCGCGGAAGGCGAGCCCGGCGCGTCGGCGCTGGTCATGTCGGCGAAATGGGGCTGGGACGGCGACGGCGAGGAAGGCGATTTCTTCCCGATCTACACGATCGTTGACGGCGTCCTCGTTACCGATCCGCCCGAGCCGATCAACGACGCATGGCTCGAACTGCTGCGGCGCTACGATCGCGACGCTCACGCCCATTACATCGTCGAGGGCTATCAGGTCCGCGCGATTGGGCTCGATGCGATCAGCGGCAAGCAGCAGTTCTCCGTCGGCGAGGGCGTGGTCAACGTCTACGGCCACAAGAACACCCGCACCGCGGCGTACCGCCTGCAAGTCGTGGAGGAACCGGATCTCCACACGATCGAGAACGAGCCGCACGCGGTCGGCAGCGGCACGCAGACGATCACCGTTCGGTTTGGCCCGATCGCCGCGATCGGCGAGATCATGGTCGAGCGCGAGAAGACCGTGACGCTGACGCACGGCGCGTATTCGGGCGCGGTCGATGCGCTGCCGGATGCGACCGCGATCCGGATCGTCGAGGTCAAGCAGGGCGCGACCACCTATGCGGCCACGACGAGCTACATCCTGTCGGGATCAGCCGTCGACTGGTCGCCGGCCGGCGGGGAGCCCGCGCCGGGATCGACGTACACCGTCAAGTATCGGTACATCGACACTGTCGCGCCCTCGAACGTCACCGAGAACACGTTCCAGATCACCGGCGCGGCTGACGGCACGGTGGCCTATGTCACCTATACGATGAAGCTGTCGCGGATCGACGCTATCGTGGTCGATCGCGACGGCGTGATCTCGTATCGGAAGGGCATCCCGTCGCTGTATTCGCCGCAGCCGCTGCGGATTGCGTCGGAAGTCCTCAAGCTTGCCGACGTGACGAACGTTTGGGGGCACACCCCGATCGTCAAGCAGGTCGGCACCGTGCGGATGCCGTTCTCCGACATCCGTGATCTTGAGAAGATGGTCGGCGATCTCTACGCGCTGGTCTCCGAGGAGCGCTTGCAGCGGGACGTTTCCAGCCGCGAGCCGACCGCGAAGCGCGGCGTCTTCGTCGATCCCTTCCTCGACGACGACATGCGCGACCAGGGCATCGAGCAGGCCGGCGCGATCGTCGGCGGAATGCTGATGCTGCCGGTTGATGCGACGATCAACGTCGTGCCGGTTGCCGACATGTGGCTCGACTACACCGACGAGGTGGTGATCGAGCAGGGCCGCATCACCGGGTCGATGAAGATCAACCCGTACCAGGCCTTCGACGTTCCGATGTTGCAGGTCCCGATCGCCCCGGGGATCGACCTGTGGTCGGAGACGGTCGAGACGTGGACGACCGCGGCGACGACCCGCATCTTCGGCTGGGGCAACTGGATTAGCTCGCGATGGACGACCGTCGAGGAGCGCGTTCTGTCGTCGCGGACCGAGGAGATCGAGACGATCCGCCCGCGGTCGATCGCGTTCACGATCGATGGCTTCGGCCCGAACGAGTATCTGACCAAAGTGACGTTTGACGGGATCGACGTCACCCCGCACGTCTGAGGACTGACCAATGGCAAATCTGCAAGCGAACGTGAACGGGCACCTGACCGGCTCGTTCATGATCCCCGACGGCGTGCCGACGGGCGTCCGCCGGGTCGAGTATTTCGGCTCCGGCGGCAGCCGCGGCTTCTCGCAATACACCGCCTACGGCTGGCGAACCTTCCTGCAGAAAGAGCGGCTGACCGTCTCGAACCTGCAGTACATTTGGGTCAACTTCGATCCCCTGGCGCAAACGTTCATCTTGAACGAGGCGCGGCAGGTGGTCGGCGTGGATGTCAAGTTCACTGCGGTCGGCAACCCGGCGCATCGGTCAGTGCTGCAAATCCGGCGCGTCGAGCTCGGCATCCCGACGGCCGAGGTCGTTGCCGAGGCGTCCGTCGACATGCACGGCGTCGCGATCGTCGATCCGCTTTCCGGGGCGCGCACCGAGGCGCAATGGACGAAGTTCAACTTCGCACGCCCTGTCACCCTGGCGGCAAATCAGGCCTACGCGATCGTCCTGATGACCGACGACCCGAACCACGCTGTGGCCGTGGCGGACCTTGGCGGCTTCGATCAGGTCGGCGGCTGGATCACCCAGCACGCTTTCATGGGCGGGACGCTGCTGTCGTCGGTCGATGCGCGATCGTGGCAGGAGCACCCTGCGCGGTCGCTGTGCTTCCGGATGCGCGGCGCCAAGTATGCGCCGACCGCCAAGACGGTCGCGCTGCCGGCGGTGCCGGTGACCAACGCAACCGATCTGCTGCCGCTGCTGCTGTCTGATCAGCCGGAAGGCACGACGATCGAGCTGGAGCTGGTCGGCCCCGATGGCTTCGTCTATCGGACCGGCGCGAATAGCGGCGTGGAGCTGCCGGCCTCGATCACCGGCAATGTGACGCCGCGGATCAAGCTGTCCGGGACCGCGAAGCTGTCGCCGCTCCTGGCGCCGGTGATGCAGATCGTCGCCGGCGAGCTGAAATCCCCCGGCGACTACGTGTCGCGCGCCTTCAGCGCCGGCACTGACGCGCGAATCGTCGTCATCGCGGACGTCTATCTGCCCGGCGCGGCGACGCTCAGCGTCAAGGCGCAGACCGGCGTCGCCAGCGGAGCGCCGGTGTGGTCGGCGATGACGATCAGCAACGCGACGCCGCTGGGCGATGGATGGGTCGAGAACGAATACGTCCTGTCGCCGCTCAACATCGCCGAGACGCGCGTCAAGCTTGAGCTCGCCGGCGGCCCGTCCGCGCGGCCGTTCGTCCGCAATCTTCGTGCGGTCGTGACGCCTGTTACCTGATCGGGGGGTAAATGACCGACGTAACGAGCAACCGGGGGCTGCCGCTGCCGCACCCCGACAACAGCGCGGCCGAGGACGCTTTGCGTCTTCGGACTGCGATCAGCATGATCGATGCTGACATCGCCGCCGCGCTCGCCGCAATAGACCCGGCCGTCGAGGCTGCGATCGGGGCCCTGATCGGTGCGGCGCCGGCAACGCTCGACACACTGGCCGAGATCGCCGCAGCGCTGGGCAATGATCCGAACCTTGCGACGACGCTGACCAGCGCCATCGCCGGCAAGCAGGCGGCGAGCGCCAATCTGACGGCGCTGTCAGATCTTGCCAGCGTCGGCAATCTGACGGCCATGGCGGGCCTTACGGGGGCCGCAGACAAAGCGGCATACTTCACAGCGGCCGGTGCGCTGGCGCTGATGACCGTGACCGCGAAAGGCCGGGCGCTGCTTGCATCGGCCGACGAGACCGCGATGCGGGCCTTCCTCGGACTCGGCACGGCGGCGCTCCTCGCTGCGGGCACCGGCGCGAACAATGTCGTCCAGCTCGACGCATCCGGCCGGCTGCCGGCGGTGGACGGTACAGTGCCAGTCGGAACGACGATCTGGGTCAACGGCACCGTAGCGCCGAGCGGCTTCCTCAAGGAGAACGGGGCGCTGATCCTTCGTTCTGCGGCGCCAGCGCTTTGGGCCTACGCCCAGGCTTCGGGGCGCGTCGTTACGGAGGCGCAATGGGCTTCCGGCAATAGCGGAGCGTTCTCGTCCGGAGATCTCGCGACGACGTTTCGCATCCCGGACAGTCGCGGCGAGTTTGTTCGCGCACTCGATGACGGGCGTGGTGTGGATGCAGGGCGGTCTCTCGGGGGCTGGCAAGCGGATGACTTCAAAAGCCATCAACACCAGCAGCAAGTCGGAACTGAGATCAACCAAGCGGGCGGGTCGAACCGAAGCTCAACGGGTTCGGCTTACAACCTATCTGGCATTTACACGGCAAGCGCAGGCGGTTCCGAGACCCGCCCGCGCAACATCACTAAGCTCGCTTGCATTAGGTATTGAGGATCGTCATGCGGATTTGGCACTACGACCAGAAGACAGGCGAACTCACTGGGGAAGGCGTTGCGGACCCGAGCCCGTTCCCTGGGGTGGAATGGATCATCCCGGCATGCGCGACGTCGGCCGAGCCGCCGACAGCGCTGCCGGAGCGTACCGCTGTCGTTTTCGACGGCGAATGGACGATCGTCCCCGACCACCGAGGCGAGACGTGGTTCTCGGCGCACGGCGCGCCTGTCGTGATCGAATTTCTCGGTGATCCGGCCGCAAAGGGGCTGGTTGCTGATGAGCCGCCGGCGCCGGATCCGACCGCTCCGGAATTGATCGTTTACGTTATGACGAAGCGCGACGAACTGATCGATGGCGGGTTCACCTTCCTCGGGGTCGAGTACCAGACCCGCCCGACCGATCGTGAGAACATTCAGGGCGCCGCGACGCTCGCGCTGATGGCCATCATCGACGGCGCCCAGGTCGGCGACCTGCGCTGGAATCCGGATTTGCCGGATCAGGAATTCGGATGGATCGCGCTCGATAATTCGGTAGTGCCGATGGACGCCCAGACGACGGTTGCCTTCGCTCGGGCCGCCGCATCCCGCAAGAGCGCGTTGATCTTTGGCGCTCGCGCAATCAAGGATGAGATCGCGGCCGGGAGCATCACCACCGCTGCAGAGGTTGATGCTGCTTTCGCCGGGCTGGCTTAGTCTTTGTCGAGCGCTCTGATGCGCTCCCATTCGTCGGCCGGAAGCGCCGCCCGCAGCACGGCGTCGACATCGTCTAGATAGCTGCGCCACATCGGCCGCCCCTCGAACCGAGTGTTCTCTGGGTTGCCGGCTCTGCGGCAGAGCGATCGAGCCGCGCGCTCTCGCGGCGTTGTCGTTCCGGCCATGGCTGCCTCATACACAAAGCCGCTGTCACTTGTCAGCGGCCCAAGATGCAGCGTGCGTCACTAGGGTCCGCCTGATCGACGATCAGGTCAAGAGGCTCTAGCTCAAATGGCTGCGCTGACGAAAAACCACGGCGTCCGCTTCATCGACGCGCCCGAGGAGGCACGCACCGTTCAGGTGCCTGATTTTTCGACGATCGCCATCGTGGCCCCGGCGGCCGATGCTAATCCGTCGATCTTCCCGCTCAACACCAATGTGCATCTGTTCGGCGATGAGGCCGACAAGATCGCGACGCTGGGCGATGCCGGTGAACTGTCGATGGCGATCGACGACATCCTGGCCGAGGGGATCAACGCCAGCATGATCATTCGGCGCGTCGAGAAGAAGACGACGCGCAACGAGCAACTCGGCGCCATCATCGGTGACCCGTCCGACCGCACCGGCCTCTGGGGTTTGCTGGACGCGCGGGCGCAGACAGCCGTCCGTCCCGGCATCATCATCGCGCCCGGCTTCTGCAACGAGTCGCCGATCGGCGCGACCGTCGCCACCATGACCGACCAGGGGCAGGACTACACCACCGCTGAGGTCACTTTCTCCGCGCCCGGCGCGGTGGTTGTGCCTAAGGGGCACTGCGTGATCGCGGGCGGAAAGGTCAGTGTCGTCATCGACGATGCCGGTTTCGGCATCCCGAACACCTGCACGATGACGATTACCGGAGACGGCACCGGTGCCGAGGGTACCGTGTCGGTCGGGCCGGTGGCCAATCCGGTAGCGCTCGGCCTCTCGGCGGTCGCCAAGAAGGTGCTCGGCATCGCTGTGATCGACGGTCCCAACCTGAGCCGGACCGAGGCGGCCCTGTGGGCCGAGCGGCTGCGGCGCGATAACGGTCGCTATCTCTACGCGATCGACCCGGCGCTCCGCCGGTTCGCGGTGCTGGACGGCACCGACGACACCATCCTGACCCGGCCGGCATCGACGACTGTGGCGGCGCTGTTCGCCAAGCGCGACCGGGAGCGCGGCGGCCCTTACTGGTCGCCGGAAAACCAGACCTCTTCGGCGATCGTCGGCACGGCGCGGCCGGTCTCCTACTATGACGGCGAGGTGGACCACGAAGCGAATTTTCTGGTCACCAACGGCGTCAACACCTTCATCGAAGGCAAAGAGCTGTACGGCTCGGAGACCCTGTCGAACGACGGCAACTGGCGCTTCATCAACAAGGTGCGGACCGAGAACGCGATCCGCGCGGCGCTGCCGGCTGTCTTGCGAAAATGGCGCGGCGAGAATTTCACCGCCCACAACGCGCTGATGATCGTCAAAACGATCGAGTACTTCCTCGAAGAGATGGTGGCCCTCGGAGTGGTGGTCGGCTACACGCGCTACTTCGATCGCGCCCTCAATCCGAATGCCAACATGCGCCAGGGCATTCTGCGGATCGAGCTGCCGCACGAGAACACTCCGCCCATCTCCGACATCCAGATCGGTATGCGGTCCTATCTCCCGGCGTTCGACGTGCTGGCAGCCGACATTCAGCAGGCGCTGGGCAATCTCACCCCGATCGCCGCCTAAGGAGCTGCCCCATGGAATTCGTCCGCAAAGCCGGAAACATGTACGCCGAGGGCATCAACCTTTGGCTGTCGCTCGCCTCCTACAAGCTGCCGCAGCCGAAGGTGAAAACCGAGGCGCATCTGCCGGGTGGAGGCATCATGGAGCTGGACGTGCCGATCGGCGCGATCGAGCCGCTGGAGCTGCAGTTCAACCTGAAGGGTGTGCCACCTTCGGTGCTCGGCCAGTTCGGCATGTCGCTGGGAGAGCGCAAGCTCTACACCATCTACGAGCTGATCCAGGACGAGCTGACGGGCGTCAAGCGCGAGCGCACGATCAGCATGCGCGGCCTCTTCCAGGAAGCCGATCCCGACGAGATGAAGGGTCGTGGCGTGCACGGCTACGGCTACAAGATCAAGTCGATCACCGACTACGAAGACGTGATCGAAGGTTACGGCATCCTCGCCCGGTTCAACTTCGGCACCAACTACTGGCAGGGCTACGGCAGCAACATCGGATCGGCCACCGACAACCGCATCCTGCGGATTTCGGGCTAGCTCGCGACCGCCGTAGATCGGTTTTCAAGACCCTTCAAAGGAGCGTTCAATGCGCGATGAACTGCCGCCCCCGATCGAGGGGGCGCCCTCGTTGAAGCCTGTGGTGCCGCCGCCGGGCTCGCCCGACGCAATGCGCAAAGCTGGAGCCGAGGCCGGCGGTGCTTCGGCCGAGGTTTCGAGCGTGGAAGCAGCCTTGAAGGCGAAGCATCCGCTGGTGGCGGTGCTCGGCTTTCGGGCCGATCGCACCAAGTCCGTCACGCTGGCGCACCCGTTCACCTTCGATGGTCTTGAGGTCTCCGAAGTCACGGTGAGGCGCCTGACCATGATGCAGGTCGACAATCTCGTGACCGATCGGCGGCACGATGATCTCTACGAGGTGTTCTCCGAAATGACGGGGCTTCCTGCGCCGGTGCTCCGCGGAATGGACTGCGACGACGGAGATCGGATCATCGCGGAGGGCAAGGATTTTTTGCCCCGTACAATCAGCGAGGCGTTCGACTTGCCGTAGGCATGCGGGACTGGCGCGGCTTTGCCGCGCGTGTCGCCTCGGTGCTGTCGACGCCGCTGCCCGCCGTGATGGCGATGACCTGGGATGAAGTCCTGTTGTGGTGGTGTGAAGCCAATGACATCGACAGCCAGACCTGGGGCGTGCTGAGGGGCGACCGATGAGCAACCTCGACGTCGCTCTCCGGCTCCGGCTGATCAATCAGCTCGGCGGCCCGGCCAAGGAAGCCAAGCGCGAGCTGGAAGGCGTCGGCGCTGCGGCGAAAAAGCTCGACGGCGCCAAGGCCGACAAGCTCGCCCGCGACATCGCCAAAACCAAGACCGAGGCGACCGCAGCCGGCGCTGCGCTGGAAAAGACCGCGGCCGGCGCCAAGAAGCTCGATCCTGCAAAAGCCGATCGATTGGCGCGTGGTCTCGGCAAGAGCAAGACCGAGGCGCTCGGCAGCGAGCGCGCACTGAGACAAGTGGTCAATGCGCTGCGGCAGCTCGACGGCACCCGTGCCGAGCGCCTGGTCGCATCGCTGCGGCGCGCCAACACCGCGGCCGAGAGCCTCGCGCGCAGCCTGCGCCGTGTGCGGACAGAGGGGCATGGTGTCGGCGGGGATGGCTCCGGCGGCGGGCTGAAGCGGCCGACCGCGAGCGGCGGCGGCATGTCGGGCGCACTGGTCGCCGGAGGCGCTCGCATGCTCGGCGTCGTCGGCGCCGGATATCTGGCCTACCGGACTGCAGCTAACAGCGTGCGCACCGTCGTCGACCAGGACAAGGCGTGGGCGGAGGTTCGAAAAAAGGTCAACGCGAGCGCCAGCGAGTTGGCCGAAATCCAAGTCAAGCTGAGAGCCGTCGCGCGCAAGTACGGCCTATCGATTGCCGAGGTGTTCGAACAGTCGGCTGAGGCGGGCGCGTCGGGCATCGACAAGGCGGATTTGGTCAAATTCGTCGAGCTCACGACGAGAGCATCGGTCGGCTGGGACACGACAGCGCGAGAGACCGCGCAGCGGATCGCCGAGATCAAGGCCGGCACCGGCATGACGCTCGACGAGATCGACCAGCTCGCCAACAAGATCAATGCGCTCGGCGACAACTCAGCCGCTAAGGAGCGAGACATCGTCGAGATGTTCCACCGCTCGGGCGCTGCAGCGAAGGCGGCCGGCGTGCAGTACGACGACACGCTTGCGATCCTGACGGCGATCCGGTCGACCGGCATGCAGGAGGAAGTTGCCTCGCGCTGGTTTAATGCGTTTGCGTTCGATCTGGCCGGCGCGGACTCCAAGGGCGACAAGGTGAAGGAGGCCTGGAAGAAGCTGGGCTTCGACACCAAGGCCCTCGCGCAGGGCATGAAGAAAGATGCCCTCGGCACCATCCTTCGCGTGTTCGAGGCGATCAACAAGCTCGAACAGACCAAGAAGATCGACGTGCTGTCGAAGATCTTCGGCCAGGGCTGGCAGGATGAGACAGCGCGCGCCGCGCAGGCCATCGCTGAGATCAGGAAACAGGCCGCCTTCGTCCACGATCCGAAGAACTGGCAGGGTTCGCTCCAGTCGAACCTCGACATTCAGCTCTCCACCACCGCCAACCATTGGGAGCGGATCAAGGCGGCGGCCTCCGAGGTCGCCAACCAGATCGACCGTGCGACTGGCGCTTCCAAGGGGTTCAATGCCGCCTCGGAATCACTGCTGTCGATGTTCGAGAGGTGGATCGGCAAAGGGCCTGGCGCGGATGGGAAGAAGCCAGGACCGGAGCTGCCGCGCGCCGACGAGCCGGCTGGTCCGAAGTCTCGCTTTCCCGGCCGCATGCAGAGCTACGAGCACGCCCGGGCGACGCGTGAAGCGTTGCGAGCCAGAGCGCCGAAGCTTTCGGACTTCTCGGGCCGCAACCAGATGGAGGACTACAAGCGCGCGAAGGCCAAATACGAGGCCGAGCAGCGCGCGATGCGGCCTGCGCGAGGCCCGATGACGCCTTTACCGGAGGTGCCGAACTATACGCCGGTGCCGGGTAGCCATCGTTCCGGCGTTCCGCTGCCGTTGCCGCGGCCGACCGCGCGCAACTACACGCCCGTTCCACCGGCGGCAGCCGATCAGGCCGAGACGACGATGCGCCGGATCACGCAAGCGGTCACGACCGGAGGCAGTAAGGCGGTCGAGGCGTCGCGGTCGGCCGCCGAGCAAGTTCGGGCGATCTGGAATTTCTCGGTGTCGCCGCAGATCACGCCTCGGTTTGGCGGCGCAGCTGGCGGAGGTTCGTCCGGCGGCGCAGGCGCCGGCAGCGGTGGCGCATCGCCGGCCCCGGCGCCGGCAGCGCCGAGTGGCAAGCGCGCGGGGCTCGGTGGCTCGTTCAACGTCGCCGTCACGGTCAACGGCGCCGGCAAGAACGGCCGCCAGATTGGCTCGGAGATCGCCCGCGAGCTGGCCAAGCTCGGCAATAGTTCCTCGTCCCTGTTCGACACGGTGTGATCATGAGCGCGTTGATGGCGGTCGGTCCCCACGTGTTTCAGGCGGTCGGGTTCAACGGTCAGGAGATCGACACGGCGACCGAGGCGACCTGGGTCGACGTGCCGAGGTTCGGCATGGTCGACGGCGCGCAGATGCAGGGCTTTGCGCGGCCGGAGATGACCATCCGCGGCGTGCTCTTCCCAGATCAGCTCGGCGGTCTGCCGGACTACGAGGCGATGCGGGTCAGCCAACGGCTGGGCCGCCCGCTGCCGATGCTGCGGATGGGCCGCGGCTTCATCGGTTTTTTCCTCGGTGCCGTGACCATCGAGCGGATCAGCGACCTCGAAAGCTACGGCGGAAAGAAGATCGCCTTTACGATCGATTTGAAGGGCTATTCATGACCTCGGTCGATCGAACCTACACGGTCCGGCGAGATGGCGAGCGACTGGACAAGATCTGCAAGGCAGAGCTCGGGACCGAGCGCGGCGGCGCCGTGGAGAGCGTACTAAATCTCAATCCTGGGCTGGCGGCGCTTGGCATAACGCTGCCGCTCGGAACCAAGATCAAGCTGCCGCCGCGGCCCTCCAACGAGTCCAAGCGGCCGGTGGTCAAACGCATCTGGGGCGAGTCGTGACGCCCGTCCTGAAGATCATGAAAGGCTCGGTCAATCTGATGGAGGGGATGCTTCCTTACTTCATCAGCGCGACCTACACCGACAATGCGGGCGACGAGGACGACGAGTTCGAGATCGAGCTGGACGACAGCTGGCGCCAGATCCCGATTCCTGAGGAGGACGATCTGCTGATCGTCTTCGCCGGTTACAAGGAAACCGGCATCCCGATGATCGGCGCCTTCAAGGTCAACGGGTGGGAAACCGGCTGCGAGCAAGGGCCGGAGACGATCAAGATCACCGCGCGGGCGGCGAGCATGTCGGGCGAGTTCAAAGCGGGCGGCATGAAGCACTGGCACGATTCCACCCTCGGCCAGATCCTCGAAGATACCGCCAAGGCCGCCAAGCTTTCCCTGGTGATCGACCCCGAGTTGGCGAAGGTGAAGCTGCCCTATGCGCTGCGCTGGGAGGCGAGCCCGATCGACTTCGCCAACCGCATCGCGGCCGAGGCCGGCGGCATCGCCAAGCCCGGCGGGCAGAAGCTGGCGGTGACCAAGCGCGGCTCCGGCAAGGGCGCTGACGGCGGCGAGCTGCCGCCGATCAAGATCATGCGGATCGGCTGCTCGGGCTGGCGCATCAAGGGTGAGCCGCGACCTCGCCATGGCAAGGTCGAGGCGTCGTACCACGACCCGAAGAGCGGCAAGCGGAAGTCGATCCGCTACTCGACGGGGTCCAAAGGCCCGACCCACACGCTGCTGCATCCGAGGGCCAGCGAGGACGAAGCCAAGCGCGCCGCGGAGGCGCACAGCCGCAAGCTCAACATGCTGACCGGCGGCGGCCATTTCATTTGGCCTTACGACCCGACCTGGTCGGCCGGCGCCAAGGTGATCGCCAGCGATTTCGGCGACGGCATCGATGGCACGTGGCTGTCGGAGTCGATCGCCACGACCTGGGCGAAGGGCCAGCCGGTGCTGTCGACCATCACCGTCAAGGCGCCTGCTGAGGGCAAGGAGAGCAGCTCCGGCGGCGGCGGCAGCGGATCGAGCGGCAGCTCCGGCGGCGAAGCCGGCGTGCCGTCAACGGGCAACGTCGGGTAACGGGGGAAATCATGGGGCGGTGCCGTGTCGGCAATCTGATCTTGGGCGGCGCGACGGTGCTTTGGGCCATCGCGGCCGGGCTGTTTCTGGCGGCCGGCTGGCTGCTGATCACCCCAGCGCCGGCCGCTGCATGCGATCGACGCTGTGACGGCCTCGCGTCCTGGTACGGCAGCGAGTCTGGATCGCGCACCGCATCCGGCCAGCGCTTCAATCGACACGCCATGACGGCGGCCCATCGCTGTCTGCCGTTCGGCACCCGCCTGCGCGTGACCTATGGCGGCCGGAACGTGGTGGTGACCATCAACGACCGGGGGCCGTTCATCCGAGGCCGCGTGCTCGACCTCTCGGAAGGCGCGGCCCGTGCGATCGGCTTGGCAAGCCGCGGTGTCGGGCGGATCGGGTGTCAGGTGGCTGGGTGAAAGGATGACGGGGTCCGGAATTACCCGGCCGCGGGTCGAGTTTGGCGACCTGTCCCGCGGAGCGACGCTAGCGAATTGCCGCCACCCCGCCCCAGCTCTGGCGAGCGGCGGCGACGTGGCACGATTCGGATTAACGGAAGATGGAGCCCATTCGCTGCGCCCAATGCCGGGCGCTGCTATTCCGCGCGGCCGGCGGAGCAATCGCCGCGCCCGTCGAGATCAAGTGCCGCCGCTGCGGCAGCATCAACATTCTGAGGCCGACAGAGCCCCCACCAGAGCGCCGCGAGCGTCCGACCTCAGGAGAGGCCGAATGTTCGTCAAGCTACGCCGGATCGGCCCGGCAACCGTCTATCTCGGAGACGCCCTCGAAATCATGCCGACCCTCGGGCCGGTCGGAGACGTTCTGACAGATCCGCCGTATTCGAGCGGCGGGAACGTCAGGGACCTCGCCAAGTCCACCAATGAGAAGTACCTGACCGGTCCGGCCAAATACCCGGAGTTTCAGGGAGACACGCGCGATCAGCGCTCGTTCCTGGCTTGGTCGACCCTCTGGATGGGCCGGGCACGTGCCTTGACCAGGCCGGGGGCGATGCTGGTCTGCTTCTCGGATTGGAGGCAGCTTCCCGTCACCAGCGACGCCGTGCAGTGCGCCGGCTGGGTGTGGCGGGGGTTTGTGCCCTGGGACAAGACGGAGGGCTCACGGCCGCAGAAGGGCCGCTACAGGGTGCAGGCCGAGTACGCGCTCTGGGGCACCAACGGCGCCCGGCCACCGGTCGGTCCGGTCGCGCCCGGCGTCTTCCGGATGTCGGTGCCGAGGATCAAGCACCACGTCGCCGGCAAACCGGTCGACCTGATGCTGGGGTTGATGGGCGTAATGGAGGGGCCAATCCTCGACCCGTTCATGGGCTCCGGCACGGTCGGCGTCGCCTGCCTGCAGCGGGGTCTGCCGTACGTCGGGATCGAGGTCGACGAGGCTTATTTCGAGATCGCCTGCGGGCGGCTGGAAGAGGCTTTGAAGAGCCCGTGAAGCGGCTTGGAACAGCGACGGCGGCTATGGACAATCCGAGCCGGCCCGGCTTGGATCGGGGCCATGGCCGCCGATTCCAGAACCGTCACCCAGCTCGAAGCCGAGGGCTACCACCACATCTGCGGAGAGTGTTGCAAGGGCTATGTCTGGCTGCCCTTCAACCTGCTGCGGAAGACGGTGCGCGGCCTGGACTCCATGACCGTCGACCAGATCGGGGCGAAGATGCGATGCGACCGGTGCGGCTGTCGCCCCACGCGGTATTACCCGGCCCGTCAGGAAGACGCTCCCGGCTACGTCCGCGGGTTCTCATATCCCAAAACCGATGCCACTTGATCTTGCGCGCGCTGCCATTCGATTTTGCGCGCTACACCCTGGCGCCTTCCCGCGACGCGACCTTGGTATGAGCGAAAACCGACGGGATCAGCCCGGCCGTGCCTCTCCCCCCAAGCAACGCTATGCCCTTCATCCACAAGGCGTACGCGATGTTCGCGGAGCGAGCAGGAAACGGTGGCGTTCAACTCATCGCCGCATCGCGCGCCGCCGCATGGCATCACGCTCCAGATCGACGTTGGTAGTTCTACTGGAACCTATTTTCACCATTTGATAATCGCCCCGCGATCAGTTTGCGGACGCAACCACGAATTAGGTAGTGTCACGATGAAGTTCGATCGCATTGGTAACAAGCTCGGTGCTGCAGGCCTTCTCGGCGTCATCCTCGCCGGCGGCATGCTCGCTAATCAGTTCGTCGCCGAGCGCAAGATCGAGGCTGCCAATGCGCTTGCCGACGGGCAGCAATACATCAACGAGCACACCCTCGAAGCCAATATCGCGCTGCGCCGCATGCAGCTCGCCGTCCGCGATATCCGGCTGGCGAAGGCTCCGGGCGATCTCGACAAGCCGATCGCGTCGCTGACGGACATGACGGCACGGATGGCGAAGGAAATCGACAACGCCGCCCAGCGCACGGTGAAGCAGGAGAACAAGGATCGCCTGCTGCAGATCGCCGCGCTCAACAAGGACTACGAGAAGCAGGGAACGGAGCTGGTCAAGACGATCAGACAGATCTTCGACATTACGGGCAAGCGCAACGCGCTGGGCGGCGAATGGCGTACCGCGCTCGATGCGATCCGGACCGCGCCCGCGACCGTCGCCAATCGCCTCGAAGCCGAACGGATCCTCTACGAAGCGGATTCGCACTTCAACGCGATCCGCGCAGCGACCTGGCGCTTCAGCGTCACCGGCGAGGACAGCCAAAAAAAGGCGATCGATACGCGGGGCAACGAGCTGAACGATACGCTGGGCCGGCTGCGCAGCGTCGTCACCGACAAATCACTGAGCGACGAGATCGATCAGCTCGCCGACGCGGGCAAATCGTTCAACGAACTGACGGCGAGCGCTCTGAAATTAGAATCCGGCAAGCTCGAGATCGCCGCCGCAGCGCTCGGGATCGCCAACCGGTCGGCTGAACTGATGCGGGCGGCGGTGGACGAATCCAGCAAGAATTATCGCACCGCCAAGGAAGAGGCCGATGCGGTGCTGGTGCAGGCGAACCGGGTCAGCTTCGCGGTCGCGATCATCGTGATGCTGGCGCTGATCGGCTCGGTGATCTTCACCTTCGTCGGCGTCGCCCGCCCGCTGACCCGGCTGAATGGCGCGCTCGGCCGCATTGCCGACGGCCAGCTCAATACCGAGATTCCCGGCGCGACTCGCGGCGACGAAGTCGGCGACATCGCCAAGACCGTGGTGGTGATCAGCAAGAATGCCGAACAAAAGGCGCGCGAGGAAGCCGAATCCCAGGCCCGGCAAGAGCAGATCGCGGCGCAGCGGCGCAAGCAGGAGATGATCCAGCTCGCCGACGGATTCGAATCCGCGGTCGGCGAAATCGTCGATACCGTGTCGTCGGCCTCGACCGAACTCGAAGCGTCCGCAACGACGCTGACGAGCACCGCCGAGCGCGCCCAGGAGCTCACCACGATGGTGGCCGCGGCCTCGGAAGAAGCCTCGACCAATGTGCAGTCGGTGGCCTCCGCCACCGAGGAGCTGTCGTCCTCGGTCAACGAGATCAGCCGCCAGGTGCAGGACTCGGCGCGGATCGCCAACGACGCCGTCAGCCAGGCGCACCTCACCAACGACCGCGTCAGCGAACTGTCGAAGGCGGCCGCGCGGATCGGCGACGTCGTCGAACTGATCAACACCATCGCCGGCCAGACCAACCTGCTCGCGCTCAACGCCACGATCGAAGCGGCGCGTGCCGGCGAGGCCGGACGCGGCTTCGCCGTGGTGGCGTCGGAAGTCAAAGCCCTGGCCGAGCAGACCGCAAAGGCCACCGGCGATATCAGTCAGCAGATCTCCAGCATCCAGGGCGCCACCAACGAGTCGGTGAACGCGATCAGGGACATCAGCGCGACCATCGAGAAGCTGTCTGAAATCTCCTCCACCATCGCCTCGGCGGTGGAAGAGCAAGGCGCAGCCACCCTGGAGATTTCCCGCAACGTCCAGCAGGCGGCGCAAGGGACGCACCAGGTGTCATCGAACATCACCGACGTGCAGCGCGGTGCCAGCGAGACCGGCTCGGCCTCGTCGCAGGTGCTGACCGCGGCCCAGTCGCTGTCCGCCGACAGCAACCGGCTGAAGACCGAAGTCTCCAAGTTCCTCAACACCGTCCGGGCGGCCTGA